TTCGTCGCTGTACTCGATGCGAAAGGTGACTCCGACTACTGTGGCCATCGGGACCAACTACAGTAACATCGCCAACTGGGACGGTCAGTTGATTGCTCCCTCCGGTCGGGACTCGCTGAGCCTGTCCCAGGTCCTCGGTGAGTGGGTGGCGACGCGCGATATTTCGCACGTGATGATGTACGCCAACTTGTCCGGCAGTTGGCCTTCCAACCGTGATCTGACCTTGGCCATCCTGATCGGAACGGATGCTGCGCCTTACGAATCTTCCGTCAAGTTCAGTGGAGCTGGGCGAGGTGCTGGAAATCCTGTCACTGCCTCGTTCGGTGGCCCGGGAGCCAACCTGAACAACGGCGGAAACATCATTCGTGAAGGCGAGAAGATCCGCTTGGTCGCTAAGTTCAATACGGCAGACAACCTGACCATCGATCGGGCTGTCTTGACTATCCAAACCCTCGACGGAATCTAAGGAGAAACCAATGTCTGTGCTCGCACCTTTCAACCCGGCTTACACTCAAGGGCAGACGGTTAACCCCGCAGCTGTCGCGGCCTCTATCGCGGTCAATGCTTCTGCCAAGCAGCTGACTATCACCAATCTTGGAAACAATGTGGCCTATATCCGCACCGGTACGGGAACCATTGCCGCCACGACGGCCGACATGCCCATTTTGCCGGGGACTCAAGTGTCGCTGACCAAGGGCGGAGGGCAAGACGTGCTCAGCCATATTTCGGCGGCTGGCACAACTCTGCACATCATCCCTGGGGAGGGCTGGTAAGATGCTTAAAGCGATCACCAAGCCGGCAAAGGCACCGTATGTGCTTGCCCAGGCCGTTGTCAATGCAAGCTGCGATGCCACGGTTAATGAGAACGCGCTGGCAACCGTCACGCTCCCTGCCAACACGCTCGGGCCAAACGGCTCTGTTGAGATCCTAGCCACCTGGGCTATGACGAACAGTGCCAACAACAAGACGACGCGTGTACGCTTCTCGGGGGCGGCCGGTACGGAGTTTCAAAATCGTATTATTACCACGCAAGCCTCGTCTCAGCAGCTAACCAGCATCTCCAATGCCGGAGCAGCTAATGCTCAGCGCGGCATGGGGTTGGGCTCTCCGGGCAACGGCGAAACAACCAACGCTATCGTAGTCGGGGCAGTGGACACCACCGCGGACACGACCATTGTCATCTCGGGGCAGAAGGCATCTGCCGGAGAGACGCTGACGCTGGTCAAGTATCGTATTACGGTTTATCCGGGGTAACTCGATGCAGATCCCAATCCTCAACGGAGTCTACACTGATCAGTCAGCAGACTTCCGCACCAGCTATCCTCGCAATCTTATCCCGGTCCCGAAGTCTCAAGGGATTTCTTCCGGATACCTGAGGCCGGCAGACGGCGTTGATCTATTGGGGACTGGGCCTGGGCCAGACCGAGGAGGGATCGCGTGGAACGGCGTATGTTACCGCGTCATGGGATCAAAATTCGTCAAGATCGAGTATGACGGAACTCTTGAGGTCATCCAAGACATCGGAGGGACCGATATTGTCGGAATGGACTACTCCTTTGACCGTCTGGCAATCTGCACTGAAGGGATCTTGCATTATTGGGATGGTGTCGCGCTGGTCCGTGTCACCGATCCGGATCTTGGGGCAGTTCGGGACGTCCTTTGGGTCGATGGCTATTTCATGACCACAGATGGAACCAGCCTGGTAGTCACGGAGCTGACTGACCCGACACAGGTGAATCCGCTCAAGTACGGTAGCGCCGAGGTTGATCCCGACAGCATTCAATGCCTAATCAAGATCCGGGATGAGCCTTACGCTGTCGGCCGCTATACGATTGAGGCATACTCGAACGTCGGAGGGAGCTTCTTCCCTTTCCAGCGCATCCCAGGGTCTTTCGTGTCTCGAGGGGCAGTTGGGCGTTACTCCGCATGCTTCTTCATGGATACCGTTGCTTTCGTCGGCGGTGGGCGTAATGAGCCCATCTCGGTCTGGTCTGCCATCAACGGGACGGCTAGCAAGCTATCGACTCGCGAGATCGACCAGATCCTCGCTGGATATAGCGAAACCACCCTTAGCAACGAATGCCTTCTGGAAACACGGATTCAAGACAACCACCAGTTCCTCTACGTCCATCTTCCGAATCAGACGCTAGTTTATGATGCTGCTGGCTCCACAGCAGTCGAGGAACCAGTCTGGTTCGTGCTAGATAGCGGGTTGCTAGAGAAGCAGCGCTATCGTGCCCGAGGCCTTGTTCGTTGCTATGATAAGTGGATTGTCGGTGATCCGGTCACAGGGCAATATGGGACACTGACCGACAGTCACTCCTATCAATATGGTATGCCCGTCTGCTGGGAATTCGGGACCACCATCTTGTATAACGAGGGACGCGGCGCAATTATCCACGAGTTGGAGCTGGTCACGCTGACTGGAAGGGTTTCCGCCGACGCCGACCCTATCGTGTGGACATCTTATACCCTGGATGGCGAGATTTGGAGCCAAGAGAAACCGAAGCGCGCTGGAAAGATGGGACAGCGAAATGTGCGCCTTAGCTGGCTTCAGCAAGGTGCGATGCGCCATTGGAGGGCGCAGAAGTTTCGCGGAACTTCGGACGCCTTCTTGTCCTTTTCTAGGCTTGAGGCACGCGTGGAACCGCTAAATGTCTAACATAAATCTGAATCGTGCGCAACTCGCGAAGTTTCTTCCAAGCCCGCAGGCCATCAAGGCTTTTGAAGAGCTTTTTGTAGCGGTATCTGACGGCCTCCCATCGAATCTTGAGGACATCGAGGCCGCAGCAGGAACGGCGCAGCAGCAGGCCGGTGAGGCGTTGGCCAGTTTGGCGGTCATTGCCAACCAACTGGCACTCCTATTGCGTGCCCCATCTGCTGAACAGCAGATTCCGGATCAATATGGGCCGCCGACGGATTTCTCAAGCGTCTTGGATCTTTATCTTCCTCCGCAGCAACCAGCAGCTGCAGGACTTACCGATCCGAACAGCGTGAAGATCACTGGTGGCACTATCGATGGTACGGTCATCGGTGGAACAGTAGCAGCAGCTGGGACATTCACAGAACTTCGAGCCACAAGGATCGGCCTTGGTGCAGCACCGAGCGGAAACAACGTCGTCACGGTTGGCGGAGCAGCTCCGCAAACAGGCTCGGTTGGCAGATCGTATGGCAACTCTGTCACCATCCCTTCGAATGTAACAAGCTGGTACATCGGATCGCACAGCGAGCTTACGACGGCTGCTGCGGCATTCACCCTGTCTGAGATTTCGCACTACAAAGTGCAACCGCCAGCTAAGGGTGCAGGGTCGACGATCACAAGCGAATACGGATTCTACGCCGTCGGTCTGACAAGAGCCACGAACAACTATGGCTTTTACTCTGACATGGCGTTGGCCGCCAACACCTGGAACTTCTACGCAACCGGAAGCGCGAGGAATTTCTTCAATGGCAACACCCAGATCGGCAACGCAACACCGACGGCCGGCGACGAAAAGCTGCAGGTCAACGGCACACTCTCCATTAACAGCGCGGTCATGCTGCGGACCTACACTGCATTCACCAACGGCGCCGGGGCCGCTGCTGGCACCCTGGCAAATGCCCCTGTCGCTGGCAATCCGACAAAATGGATCCCAATTAACGATAACGGCACTACCCGTTACATCCCCGCTTGGTAACCTAGGAGCTTCAAATGATCACGGTCAAAAACATCATCCCTCGCAAGCAAGCTGAAAACGCCCAGACCACGCAGTACACTGCCACCAATTGCAAAACAGTGATCGACAAGTTCACCGTCACTAACACCACCGGAGCCGCGGCTGTTTTGACCGTGAATCTAGTGGCCTCTGGCGGCGCTGCGGCGGCCTCGAACTGCGTGCTTAGTGCAAAGTCGGTCGCAGCCGGGGAGACCTACAATTGCCCGGAACTGGTTGGTCAGTCCCTGGAATCCGGAGGATTTATCAGCACCCTGGCCGGAACGGCGACCGCCTTGACCATCAGCGCAACAGGGCGTGAGATTACCTAAGGATCAAGACACCTGTGGCAACTATGGTGCCAGCCACCTTATAATTGCCGCAGGTGATGCCGATGCCTCACCAGCCGAGCCATTCGAGCAGCCGGCAGCTCACAACGCCCTGAAAAGGAGATTGCTTGTGTCTGCCGACCTTCCCCAGTGTAACAACGAAACCTCGCTTCCGACGCGTGACCAGATTACGCGCCTGCAAGAAGCAATGCTTCCGATCCAAAGCGATCAACCGGAGCCGCGGCATTTTTTTGCCCCTGGGATGTACCTGCGTGAGCTGACTATCCCTGCCGGAATGCTCATGGTTGGCAAGATCCATAAGCACGCCCACTTCCTTATGGTGTTGAAAGGCCGTGCCGAAGTCATAAGTGAGTTTGGCCGCATGGTGGTCGAAGCCGGCCACATCTCTGTCTCGCCACCTGGGGTTAAGCGGGTCGTCTTGGCTTTGGAGGAGGTGCAGTTCGTCACAGTCCATACCAACGCCACTGACACTGAAGACTTAGCGCTGATTGAAGCGGAGCATATTGAGCACGAAGAGCTTGCGCTAGCTGCTCCGGCTGCACAAGGAGAACTGAAATGACCTGGGGACTCGTAGCAGTAGCTGGCGCGACAGTCGTTGGCGGATATATGGCGAGCCAATCGGCATCTGATGCCGCAGACTCGGCAGCGCAAGCGCAGGGTAATGCCAGCGCCGCACAGATCAGCGAATCTCGCCGCCAATTCAATGCTATTCAGGATCTCCTTAAGCCTTATACCCAGGCAGGAACGGGTGCCCTGACCGCGCAGCAGAATCTCCTTGGCCTTAACGGTGCTGACGAGCAGCAGAAGGCGATCGGTGCAATCTCTGGTAGCCCACAGATGGCAGCGCTCTTACAGCAAGGGGAGAATGCTATCCTCCAGAACGCCAGCGCTACAGGAGGGCTCCGCGGTGGAAACACACAAGCAGCTCTTGCCCAGTTCCGGCCGCAGTTGCTGAGTCAGCTGATCCAGCAGCAATACAGCAATCTCGGAGGTATCACCAGCATCGGACAGAATGCCGCGGCCGGTGTTGGTAACGCTGGGCAAAATTCATCCAACCAGATCATCAATGCTCTCGGACAGCAGGGAGCAGCCCAAGCCGGAGCCGCCTTAGCATCTGGGCAGGCGAACGCGCAGATGTGGGGCGGTATCGCTAACACCGCCTCGATGCTCGGCACGATGAAACTTATGGGAAAATTCTGACATGCAACCGATGGACTATCGTATTCAAGTGCAAAGTCCCTTTGAGGGCGCACTACAAGGCATGCAAGCTGGTTTTAATCTCAGCAACGCCATGGACCAATCCGCAGCGCGCAAGCAAGATCTGGCTCAGAAGCAGTATGCGTTGGAACAGCAGAAGCAGATGCAATCTGACCTCGGTGCACTGGCCGAGAAGCAGAATCCGTCTGCACAAGACTTTGCTGCCATCACCACCAAGTACCCCACACTGGCGGAGCACTTCAAGAATACCTGGAGCATGCTCAACACCGACCAGCAGCAAAATCGTTTGAGCCAAGCTACTCAGGTGTATGCGGCATTGAATGCAGGTAAGCCTGAAATTGCCAAGGATCTTCTGACTAAGCAAGTCCAGGCCGCCAAGAACTCTGGGCAGGGCAAGGACGCACAAGATGCTGAGACCATGTTGAAGATGGTTGACCTCCATCCGAATGTGGCCCTCAACTCTGCCGGTCTGATGCTGTCCTCTGTGCTTGGTCCTGAGAAGTTCGCCACGACCTTCTCAACGTTGTCCAAGCTGCCCAGTGAGATTGCCACAGGCGAAGCCACGGCCGCCAAGACCTCGGCTGAGGCCAAGCAGAAAGCCTTTGAGGCTGCCAACACACCACAACGCCTGGACCTTGAAAACCGCTACAAAGGCGCCGAGATTCGTAACCTCGACAGCCAGATCGGTGAACGTGCTGGTCGCCTGGGTCTGGACCGTGACAAGCTGCAGTCGGAGACCGAACTCAAGTTGTACGAGCTCAACCAGAAGACCAACCCAGCTTTGAACCTTGAAGGCGATGCCAAGAAGATCATTAACGACTCGGCTGTCGCCTCAGTTGCTGCAGACCAGTCAGCAAACCAAATGTTGGACCTGGCAGGTCGATTGGAGAAGCAGGGTGGTGGCTACGGCGCCTTCGGCTCGGCTAGTGAGTGGATCAAGAAACAAACCGGCAATCAAGATGCTCTGACTCAGATGCGCCAGGAGTATACTCGCATCCGGTCCAGTCAAGTTTCCAAGATGCTGCCTCCTGGTGCCGCGTCCGATCGCGATGTCTCGCTGGCCATGCAAGGTTTCCCGCCTGAGACGGCTGATGCGAAGACCATGGCATCGTTCTTGCGTGGTATGTCTAAGCTCAGTGCTTACACTGCCGTGACTGAGAATGCCAAGGCCGAGTGGGTGAATGCTGTTGGCCACCTTGGCAAGCCGAAGACCGACATCAACGTGGATGTTATCAACGTGCCTGCAGGATCGACCTTCACTGACTTTGCCAAGCAATACCTTGGCGCCAAAGTTGAGCAAAAACAGACCCGGCAGGCACAAGCTCAAGTCCAATCTCGCAGCTACATGCGCCATGCGAATCCGCAAGGAGCCCAGTAATGGCAGACAAACCAAACAGTTACAAGGACCCATATTGGTCAGACCTAGCGACGCAGACTGAGGTGAAACTAGGTCTGCCCGGTGGTCTGCTTGCGGCCATCATTACGAAAGGTGAACGGTCCAATGCCGACCAGGTGTCTGAAGCTGGTGCCCGGACTCCTTTCCAGATCATCCCAGCAACTCGCAAGGCCGCCATTGACAAGTGGGGCATTGACCCATGGCTGAGTCCTGAGAACGCGGCTGAGACTGCTGGTCTGCTGCTCAAGGAGTCTCTGGACCGCAACAAGGGCAACGCTGCAGCTGCAGTGGCTGAGTACCATGGCGGCACCGATCGTGCCAACTGGGGTCCTCGTACTCGCTCCTATGTAGCTCGCGTCATGAATGACCAGCGCCAGGTTCAACAGACTGAACTGCCTGCCGGTGCCAGCACTTTCCAACGTGCATTGGCTAAGCAGCAAGATACCATGCCGCTGAACGCCATCACCAACGTGTACCAAGCCTATCAGTCTGGTCGGATGACTCCTGATGAGGCCAAACAGTTTGAGGCCGATGTTAAGGGCGGTCTAGTTATGCTGCCGCGCGGTGCCTCACTTGGTAGCCAACAGGCACCTTCACCCACCGGTAAACCTGATGCCATCATGTTGCCTGCAGCTGTGGCTGACGCCTACGCCTCTGGTAAGATGAGCGAGCAGGAGCGCGCTGACCTCGAGTCCGACATCAAGGCTGGTGTCGTCAAGATCCCCGCCCGCACAGTTGACATGATTCCAGGCGGTGAAGGTTGGGTACCTCCGACCGAGCACGTGACAGCTCAGCAACTTCAACAGCAGGAACTCTATAAGCAACAACATCCGGAACCGTCCTTCGGGCAGAAACTCATTGGCGCTGGCGAAGCAGGGCTGACCACAGTGACCGGTATGACGGGCGGCACCCTCGGCATGATTGGTGGCATTGGCAAACAAATGGTCCAGAATATTCTCGATGGCACCTTCGGGACGCGCGAAGCCGCCGACCTTGTCGAGAAGTCCGCCATGGAGGGCGCCCAGGCTCTGACCTACAACCCGCGCACCGAGACAGGACGCGAGTACGTTCAGAACGTCGGCGAGGTCATGCAGCAGACCATCCCGGTCATGCCTCTCACCGCTGAGATGGGCATGCTAGGAGCGACCATGCGTAATGCTACCCCAGCTGTCAAGGCTGCCGCGGTCGCTAAGGCTGCCCCCGTTGTCGAGGCCGTCGCGGCCAAGGCTGCCCCAGCCATGGAGCAGGTAAAGGCAGTCGCCGGAAAGATGAAACAAGCCGTCACGGGCACCCCGGAACGTCCGACCCCTGGGACCGGAGGAAGCGTCGGCGCTGCTGGTGTGGACATGGCCACCCTCCGCCAAGGCAAGGCTGAGGAACTTCCTGTCCCGATTGAGCTGACCAAGGGCCAGCGCGAGCGCACCTTCGAGCAGCAGCAGTTCGAACGGGAGGTAGCCAAGAATCCTGAAGTAGGCGCTCCGATTCGCGAACGCTTTGCCGACCAGAATGACGCCATCTACAAGAACTTCGATGCGTTCATCGACATGACTGGAGCAGAGACCGCCGGTCTCCGAAGCGTCGGTACTGCTGTCGATCAGGCCATCCGGGCAAGGGTAGCTCGAGACAAGACGAAGATCCGAACTCTCTACAAAGAGGCCGAAAAGGCTGGTGAGCTGGAGCAGCCGGTTACGCTGGACAGCGTCGTTCAGCACATCAACGACAACTGGCCTGATGTCGCTACTGCTCCGCTGCTGAAGACTGCGAAGGATTGGGCAATTAAGCTCGGCATCGCCACGGAGGACGCAAACGGGGACCTAGTGGCAGCTCCGGTTACCCTCAAGCGGGCAGAGACCTTCCGGCAGGCCATCAACCGTAATACTGACATGGAGCCGACTAACATTCGGCAGGCTTCCATCCTCAAGGGAGCGGTCGATCAGGCTACTGACGGCCTGGGTGGCAATCTGTACAAACAGGCACGGTCTGCCCGGGCCAAGTACGCCGCCGATTACGAGAACGTTGGCCTCATCAAGGATCTGGTTGGCATGAAGCGTACCAGCGCTGATCGCGTCGTTGCCTTGGAAAGCGTCTTTGACCGCTCTATCAAGAATGGTAGCCTGGACGATGTCCGCCAGCTCCGCCGAATCCTCCAGACGGAAGGTGAGAGCGGCCAGCAGGCTTGGAAAGAGCTTCAGGGCGCTACCATTCGCCATATCCAAGATCAAGCCTTCGGCGGAGCATCACGAGATACCCGAGGCAAACCCATCGTATCAGCTCCTGCCCTAGAGCGCGCCGTGGCCCAACTCGAGCGATCTGGGAAGCTAGACTTCATCTTCGGCAAGAAGGGCGCCGAGCAAATCCGCCTCATCAACGATGTCGCAAAGGATGTGGCCACCGCCCCTCCTGGAGCCGTTAACACAAG